CATCACCGCTGGCAAGACTGTCATAGGACTCAAACTTGTTTCTGTATGACCAGTCTGAAGCTGATTTAATATCATCAACTGCACCATCAACGATGAGGTCATAACTACCAGAAACGCTGTCGTCACCAAGGTCAAGAGTAACTTTATCCGTGTCTTCATATTTAACTCCTGCTTCTTTTAAGATAGCTTTAAACACTGCTTCTACTATATCACCAAGCATCATGTTCATAACGAATGTTGTAGGAAAGGGTAACGCTACCTCTGGCTTGTTCTTGTCATACCAAAGTTGACAAGTTGGTCTACCTACATTAGACATGCGTAGACTAAACTTGTCTCGCTTGTTACCCCCACCAAACTGGCGTTGTGCAGCAGCCATGACATCATCACCAATCTGTTTGATTGTTTCAGTTGACATGCTTGATTTACCACGTGTGGCATTATCAAGATACTGATGCAGTGCCAGTTCAGCAGGATGTTTCATTAAGCCACCTCTTCTTCAAACTCTATATCAACAACCCCATCCATATCTAAATCGTCTAAAGCCTCATCAGCTTTTTGTGATGTCTTTTCTGCATAAGCATTGATGATATATTGATTGTAATTAGTAACCCAAGACATGAAGTCAGCAAACTTTTCTTGGTCATCTTGAGTAAGGTCAATGCTATTTGCAACATCCAAAGATGTTACAGGTAAATAGAAACTATTACCATTAGGTAACTTACGCTCCTCTGTATTCAACGTAACATTGTATTGCACAGGTAAACGCTTCATTTTTGCTAGTTGTGTAAAGACAGAGCCTACAGTTTTAAATGCATCACGATTTTCTACTTCCCAAATAAATGGGGTAGCTCCGACTTCTACATCTTTACCGTCCACATCCTTTGCATTAGTAAGTTGCACGGTTCCTATCACCACACGAACTCGTTTAATAGAACGTATTAGTTCTTTTGTAGCATCGGGTAGTGAATTAAAATCTTCAATCCAACCAGCAGGTTTACCACAATTAAAGCCACCATCATTATCCTTTAAGTCCAAGTTAAGCGTGTCAGCCATGACAGTCTTAACATAACGATTGGGGCTACCACCACTACCCATAACAAACTTTTTATACATAAAGCGTTGCAGGAATGGACGCATGATAGCAGACTCTGCATAGTAAACAGGGCCATCAGGAATCTCTAGCTTATAAGTACCACCCTTGACTTTAATAGTATCAGAGCCAAGAATAGGTGAGTGGTTTATTCTGAGACGGGCAAGAAACACACCCTGCTTTTTAGCAGCAGGTGCTTCATTAGCAATACCCATAGCTTTAGCCATTTCGCCAAAGTTGTTTGTGTCAATAGTCATTACTTGATTCATACAATTATCTCCTTTTCTTTTGTAAGATGCATAGTTATATCAGGTTATGTCCTTGGTGTCAAGCCAATTCGGACCAATTTTTGCTTCTAAAAGTAGAGGCACATTAAATTCTACACCCCATCGTTGAGTAATTAGATAAGGCAATGCTTTATTTGTGTCGTCTATCACCTTAATTACATTAGCTTCTTCCTCTGGATGCACGTCTATAACTATACTATCATGCACCGTATTTACTATACAAGATTTCATATTACCTAATAGCTCGTCTATATGTAACATGGCTATAGGCACTATATCTGCTGTGGCAAATGATTGCACGGGATAGTTTTTAATTTGTGTAAAATGCGATATAGTTCCACTAGACTTTCTATAAACTTCTGGAAAAGAAAACTCCCTGCCACTAGGTGTAGTAATCTTTTTCTTAGTCATAGCTTCTTCAGCCAGTCTGGTATGCCATTCTCTGACTCCTCTATATTTTTTTGTGAAGTGTTCATAATACGCAGCTTCCGCTGGCGTTCTCCCAAAGCCCGTTGCGCCATAAAGCGGTGCAAACGTGTGAGCTTTTGCAGTCTGCCTATCCGTAGGTTGACCAGCATCGGTAATAACTTTAGCGGTGTATGCGTGTACATCAAATCCAGTAGATACTTCTTCAATAGCAACTCCATCTTGTGATAGGTAGGCAGCAGCACGAAACTCCAACTGTGCAAAATCTGCTTCCATAACTTTCCCACCATCAAATCGTGACACAAATACTTTCTTTACAGGAAACGTGCCGCCACGTGGCATGTTCTGCATGTTGGGGTCTGCACCACTGAACCTGCCAGTGGCTGTACGATGCTGAAGCAAACGCACATGCAGCTTACCGTCCTGTTTAGTGTGCGTCTGGATACCTTCAACAAAAGATGAAAGGTATGTATCTAAAGCAGATAGTCTCTGCACATCATTCAAAAAGTTTTCTGCTCTATCAAAGCTACTCTTCTTAGCAGAGTTAGCTAATATTTCTAGCATCTTTTTATTAGTACTAAACCCATTGGCACTTATCCACTTTGGATTAGGTGCTTTAAATCTAAGGCCAGCGATAGACTTTGTTGGAGTAAACCTGTAGCCAACACCATCACACTCTTTACATATAGGCATCTTGAGATATGGTGTTCCATCCTTCTTGAGTTTCTTTTGTCTGCCTGTGCCATAACAGGCAAAGCACTGACCAGCCTTAGTCTTGTACATTATAGATGAATGACTATTTACCGTGTGTGTAAACTCTGTCTTAGACATGGTGGGTGTAAACATATTTGCCCACATAGCCTTATCGTCTGGCTTTCTACTATAAATTACCCAAGACATTTGCTCTGGACTGTTGAGATTAATTGGTGTGTCACCCATCAACTCAATAACTTGTTCTTTTAATCGCTTTTCTATCTGTTCTTTTTCTGCAACAAACTCATCGCGAACCTCGTTTAACTTTGATAAGTCAACAGCAAAGCCACGCTGATAAATACGTGCAAGACATACTGCTACCTGATTGGTTAGGTCTACTGTGCTACGTAATCCACTGTCTTTCGGCGTATTCAAACGGTACATTATTTTATCTGCTAACTGCTGTGTAGCGTTGAGGTCAGCCGATAGATATTCACACAGTTCATTGTATGGTATGTCACGTGTGCTATAACCTTTTGCAAAGTATTCTTTCAGAGTATCTTGTTTCTTTGTATCTAATTCATAACGCTCTGCACAAGCCTCAAGAGACAACGGCTGTTTAATACCACGCTGTAGCACATACTCTGCAAGCATCGTGTCAAATACAGGGCCATCGTACTTAAAGCCTGACTCCCACAGCCACATCAAATCATACGCAGCATTGTGGCAGATAAGTATAGTAGCTTCATCTAAGAACCACTGCACACGCTCGTAGTAATCCTGCTGATTAGGCACATCACAATGGTCAAACGGGAAGTGCTGCTCCACACCTTGGTCAGTCAACACACCAATCATAGTCAGTGAGTTCTCTGGCTCAAAGGGGTCAAGATGCATCTTGCCATCACGTTTAGTTACTGTATTTTCTACGTCAAGAGTAAGTTTCATTAGTCTGTGTACCTCGCTGTTAAATAATCTAGGTTACAGTTTACCATACCATGCCAGCCTGTCAACTTGTTTTTTACCACATTGATATGGCGTAGTGGGCTATCTTCTTCTTCGCCCTCTATTTTATCTTTGGCTGGACTCTTACCAATCAGTATCATCAGGTCAGCTTCAGCAGCCTTACCTGTGCGTGAGCCTTCCATCATAGACTGATTAAGCTGTGACCTACCCTCTGCTTCTGCAGATAACTGTGACATATAAAATACTGCACAGTCGTATGTCTTCGCAATCTGTCTGGCATATATGGCGCAAGCCTTGAGTGCTTCATCCTGCCTAGCAAAATTACCATCTGCACTAAACTTATCACCCATATCCAACACTAACACGTCTGGCTTGTATGATTTGCATACAGATTCAACCCAAGCCATGTCACGACCACCAGCCTCTTTTATTTTAATATTATTCATCACTGGTTCGTATAATGATTTAGCTTTAGCCATGTTATCTTTAACTTCCCTTGCTGACATACCTGCTGCTGCAGTTAGATAACGTGCGCCAACTCTATGTGTAGGCTCTTCGTTACACAAGATAATACACTTAGCACCCTGATGTGCAAAGCCACCCGGTGCAGCAATCAAACTAGCGTGGAAGGATGTCTTACCCGTGTTGGGTCTCGCCCCTACTTCAATAAGTTGACCACCACTCACACCCTCTACCTTCATAGTCACACATGGTATGTTGAATGTCCAACGTGCCTCTAACTCTGCTTTTGACATAAGGGTTTCGATAGTAATATCATCCCACTCAATATTAAGATTAGGAATAAAGTCATCCCCATATTTCTCTAGCAGATTACGTAGTTTCTCTAGCGTAGCTGCATCACCATTGACCATATCAAATCCAATGTTAGCTACATCCTCGCCTACTACCTGTTGGAACAACTTAGATAACACCTCTTGTGCTATGTCACTGCCCATAGGCTGTTCGCGTTTGATAGAAGCAAACATAGAAGCATAGGCTTGCTTCTGTGCTGTAGTCAGCGTGGGGTTATTAGATATAAACAATGCCTCAACTTCATCTGGTGAGACAGTACGCTCATACCTATCCATAGCTGTATCAATAGCCTCTTTAATCTTACGTGCATCCTTGCTGAACAAACGTGGTGGACACTTGCTACCACGATGGTCATCATAGAATGATTTATCCATTAGGCTTCTAATAATCGACAATTCCATTTAAGTTCTCCATATCTGTCGGGTTACGATATTTCAAATCATCCTTCAAACGTAGGACACGAACATCGTTTACATGTCCACGTAGTTCCTTTGCCATTTGCAAAGTCTTTGGTAGCGCATCGGGGTCTAACGCTATAACTGCTGTTGAGAACTGTGCAAGATACCCTTTATGCGAATCTTGTAGAGATGTACCAAGAAGCGCAACCCCGACAAAGGAACCGTAACCAACAACGGATGCACTCACACAGTCCTCAACAACAACTGCGACTTTACCACAACCAAAGTTAAAAGGCAAGCCACTTTTTCCATACCGTTTCCATTTAGGCAAACGCCTACTCAAAGCACGTCCTGTAGCATCTACAATTTTGTTATCGTGCATCACGGGAAACACCACACGATTTTCTTTTACATCATACATCAAGCCTAGTTTCTTTGCGTCAAGTCTCCAAGACTCAGCCCAATCTTTAACTTCTAAGCTGTATGGAACCACATATTCAGGCAAATCAAACGTGTTTTCAAAAGCGAAATTCTCTGTGTTATTAAAACTGGTACGTATTTCCTCTGCAGTCATATGTATACGATTACCACCACGCACATTACAAGAGGCTTTGTAACAGTTCCACACAAGAGAACCTAGATTATTGGTTACAGTGAATGTCTTTGTGCCACCACAGTTAGGACAATCCATACGTTTAGTCTGTCCATTAGGTATATCTATATCACTTATAATGTTATATATATTATTCATTATATACTCACTTTCGTTGTCGGCATTTAAGTGCTTTTACCATAAGATTTACGTACTGTCAAGGCATTATTTGCACTCTCGTATGTATTTTTCATGTATGGTTTTACTGATTGTGGATTACTGTGTCCTGTAACCGACATAATTTGTCCCATAGGGACACCAGCTTCAACCATTTGTGTCGTGCCTGTTCTGCGTAAATCCATTAGCCGTAGTTTATCAGGCAGTCCAGCTTCGCGCATAACAAGCCTACCAGCTTGGCCTAGTCTATCTATACCATAAGGATGGTAAACGCCGTGTACGGGCTTTATTCGCGGCGCAACGTACTGTTGAAAACCAAACTCTTGCTCTTGCTGTGTCAGCATTTCAAGCAAGTCATCTTGTATAGGCAAAGTCACCTCTGCCCTACGCTTAGACTGCTCAAGATGTAGCTTACGCCCATCAAAATCTATATTGTCCCATATTAACATACGCATATCACCTAGACGTTGACACCATTCATAAGCCATGTGAACTATCAATCCGATACTACGCCATTCAAATTTAGAATAGGCAGTGTCAAGAAACTGACGTACATCATCTTCTGTCCACACAACTTTTCGTTGTGGTGGCGTTTTACGTTTGATGTTTGCAAATGGATTGACGTGTGTATACTCCATTTCAATAGCGTAACGAAACAGTATAGATGACACAGTGCATACATGGTTGGCGAGACTGATGCCTCGCACAACCCATGATTCGTATGCGTGTTTGGCCTGCTTACTTGTGAGTTCACAAAAATTCACAGAGCCAAAATCGTCCACCATTATACTAAGAAAGTATTGATAGTCTTTCTTAGTTCTGCTTCGTAACATCTTGAAATCATTGGAATTATAGTACTTATCCACAAGATGTTTTACTGTCTTCATCTACATCACCATACCTTTCTTTGTCTTCTTGTATGTGTTCTTCTGCATACTTGTTAAGATACTTTTCCACAAAGTCTTCTATACCATCGCTGTGGAAATGTTTTGTATACCTACGCTTACGTGGACTCCATCTACCTGTAGTCCAGTAATACATATAAGGTCTGTCTGCCTTGCTATATATTATTATCATCGTAGCAGACTCTATAACCTCATACTCAATGCTCTTGTCTTTGAGATACTCAAGACAGTGGGTAAGGGTTTGGCCTGTATCCTTGCGAAAGATAGCCTCACCCTTAGAGTTAGTCCTTACGTACTCCCACTTGTGCTTGCTCATGCCGCAATCAACTCCTTGAATGGCTTGCTCTCAATCCACTGAGACACCTTACTCTCGCGTTGAAACATAGACACTGCATTGGTATCCTTGCCAGTGTTACGCAGGGCAAAGCCGTTACGCTCATCAGCATAACTTGCATAGTTAGTAAACGCAGAGTACAAAGCCCAGACATTCTGTCCACGAACTGATGCTTCTTGATTGTACAAGTTAAGCATTTTCTCAGATGTCCTGTCAGACTTTAGCAAAGACTCAAGCATAGACTTAACGTCACCAACAAACAGAGGCTTGTTAGCCCAGCCCTGTAAGCGTTCTGACTGTGCGTAGAATGACTGCGTAGATTCACGCAAGTCACGAATGAACCTACCCATGCTAAAGTTAGCAGAGTTCTTACGCCGTATCTTGTCATGCTCACCACGAATCATACCATTGGTGCAGAAGAAATCTATTGCACCGAAATATGTCTGGTTGGAACAGCTACCATCAATGCCATGCAAAGCAATGATACGCTGTGCAATGGTGGTGCTGTGCTTGTCTGTCTCAATACGAGCAGTCACATTGGGCAGGGTCATGTCAAGCATAGCCCATGCATTTTGACGTGCGACATTCCACTTTGTGGTCATGCCATCTCTAGCTACATAGCTGAGATTTTCTGTAATAGTGTCCACTACACCAGTGAAAAAAGCATCATGGCTGGCACAGTTGAACGTGTCACCCACCACACCAATGTAATCACCCGTGTTACCGTTGATGACATACTTCTTGTCTCTCACCTTGGTAGGCTCAAACACTGGGTCAAAGTCAAGGTTCTCTGGTAAAAAATCTAATGGCATATCTATTCTCCTTTCTCGTTGTTATCATCAGCAAGCACATAGTCTGCGTAATACTTTGGTCTGCCCTCATCATCCATCTGAGGTACAAACTTCATCACTCTGTGTAGTAAACATTCAATTCTCTCTAACTTACCTACATCAGACACCCATAAATCACTCATCTCATGTAGTGTCTGAACTATGCTCTTCAAGTCATTGTGAGCCTTGAGAAATTCAAGTCTCTCTTCGTGTGTTATATCCATTCTATTGTCTCCTTTCATGTCAACTGACGATTATCTTATACAGGTTATATCACAGAAAAAAACAGGGGTCAAGTGTTTTAGAACTTAGTTACTAAGGTAACACCCTCTTTGTCTAGCTGTTTCATAGTCATGTATTCTTTCCACTTAGCATCTATGATGGCTTGGTCTGCCTCTTCAAATATCAAGTCACCAAACTCACTAAAAAGCCTACGCTTTTCATCTGACACATGAACCAGTCGTTTATCACTGGCCTTGTCTGGATATATTGGGTCTATGTACATTGTCATCACTCCTTTCTGTAGATTAGCGAGGAGCCGCTAGGCTCCCCACTTTTTGATGAAGGCACGAAGCTGTCTAGCTTCGCGTTTCCAAACACGATAGTCCTCACTATCACTTTGCCACTGCAAGTCTAGCAGATTGTCTTGGCAAATGTCCAAGTGATGGACAGCCTCTGCAACCAGACCTGCCACATCATAATATGATGCCGCGCCAGCCATAGTGCCATCGTGTAGACCGTCCTCTACATCAAGCACAGTAAGCTGATGATGCAGAGCGTTACACTTAAACGCAGAGCGAATGAGAGAAGAAGAAGTATTGTGCATGAGAGCCTCCTTTCGTGAGGGTTTGCACGTTGAGTATTTTTATATAGTAAAGCTATACAAATACTTTGTCAACAACTTTTTTTATTCTTTGTTTTCAATAGCTTCTATACAAAAGCATTGTTGCTGTGGATATTCAAAACTTCTTACAGTGGATTCCATGTGACACTGCGACATCCACGTATGTCCAGACCACACCTCTAGTTCTACGGTATGGGTATTGATTGTGCCTAAACAGGCAAGCACTACTGTTATACTATTCATGCCATTATCCTCTCTACAATACCAGCTACGGCATGATAACCTGCCCAGCCTAAAAATGCAAAGGTGCAGAAGAATACGAACATTTCAATGCCATCATGTGTGAGGTAATAATGTTTCACTTTGTGCCATATGTTATTCATGCTCACCACCATTGCCTCTGCCAAGCCCACCAAAATACTGTGGCCTACGCTTGGCTGTTTCAAATACACCTGCCGTAATGAACACACCAGCTATCAATAAGGCGTGTAGTGCGGCACTGATACCAAACACAACGACAGAGCCTACCCACATAGAGAAGATAATGCACCACATCCATGCCAGTATCTGCATGACTAGATGCCTTGTGTTTGTGTCAGGTATGTTGGACAGCGGATTATATCTACTGTCCATGATTAGTTTGTATGTGTTACGCATTATCAATCTCCTTTTGCATTTCAATTACACGCTGTTGCAACACACTGATAGCCGTACTGATGTGG